CATAACCAGTAATAATAAATCAATTACTTCCCTTTCTTCTGTTTAAGGACCAGATCGGTCGCTTTCACAGGAATAAGTTCTCCATTTATGTTAACATATAGGGTTTCTTCTTCCTCCTTCCCGTTGCCTACAACAGGGGGAGGGACTCCAGGCGAACCTGAAGAATTAATTTGTTTGTCACCAGTGGACAAATCTTGTGCAACAATAGGAGGGGGTATAGGCCATCCCCAACTCCAATCGTCGCCGACAGAAGCAAAAATTTCTGCTCCACACGTGGTAATAGCTCCACCAGTTAAACTGTGGACTTGACACTGAATTCCTTGACTCATTTTCTGTTCAGTAACAGGAAAACTAGTCAAACAGCACATATCGAATGCGCAGTAGTAAGGAACTTGAAATTCAATTCCATTTCTATTAACCATGTATTGCATAACTGCTCCGTCAGCATAATCAGTAACTTGTTGAGGGTTGTCAGCAACTCCAGTCTGTAAATGATATGCTCTAAACCATAGAGTGGTACTTGTGCACTTGAGTGCAATTTTGGCTCTCCATGATCCTCTTCGATAATGAAAGGATCTGTTAATTCGGTGGAAATAACCAAAATCACCAGTCGTGGGATAAAGAACACCAACATTAAACAGCCAGTTGGTCTGACTAGCAGCGGACACGGTGTCCACTTCAGTAAACCTCTTCGCAAGTTCAGTAAAGCTGTTAACAGCCTCACCCATTTGCACATTCTTTGTCACAGTAGTTGACGCAGGTATTAACGTTGGAAATGGTTGCTCAAATAGAGCTCTCATATCCATCGAAAGAGAAGCCGTTCGCGACGATCCGCTTTGGGCTACCAATTTCTCTTTATCAACTTTTTTCTTCAAAGGGGGGACACTCGTTCCATCAGAGTACCCAGGCCAAAGGGTTCTTGGTCTTGCAACCTCAAAATCACTAGCTCCTGAAATAAAAACAGCAAAGAAACATGCTGCCTCACTCAAGGTATCACTTATAGACAGGGGATTCAAAATCTCCATAATAATTTGTCCATTCATGAAATTCTGATCTGTCTCTAAAGTGACAGGTTGTGTATTCGCTAGTTGATAATTTGGTACAAAAAGCCAAGATTTGTCCTTTAGATAGGGCACAGTAAAAGAATAAGAAGTGTCTCCAGTAATATCGATCACATGTGATGCGACATTACCAAAATCTTCGTTACCAATAGAAGCAACGACAGTAGCAGTTGGAATCCATTTAATTGATATTCTTCCTGAAATGAACTTTTGTGTGTAAAAGACAAAGTGGAACTTCATTCCACCTCTCCAAAACATGAACTTATCTGCAAGATTATTGATAGGCAATATCTCGTAAAAGTTCGTAGTAGTTACATTATAGGAATGACACAACATAGGATTCACAGCTAGTGTCAGGATTTTTGTTCCTGTAGTATCAGCGGCAGTCCATGAACCAGTGGTAAGCAAGCCAGGTAATAGTTTGTAATTCTTAAATAAATTGTAATCTCTTTTTTGACAATACAAACTAGTATCATAAGCAATAGAATTTTCAGGGTCCATTGCTATTATTTCGGAGGTATCTAAACCACTTCCGGTGGCAAGCGTTCCAAAGGTATTCACGGATACTCTTGATATCACAGATAAATCTCTTGGTTTATCAAATAAACCTTGAGCTCCTTCCACAAGATCTGCTATGTTCATTGCAGCATTGCTAAAGGGTACAGTTATAGATTGTACCTTTTTTCGCAAAGATCCTTTAGCGTACTTTGAAGACTCGCTTCGTGCAACAGTTTTTGAATTCGCTTCTCCTGATTGAGCCTTAAGGTTTTTAGGCTTATTGCTCAAAGAGGCCCCTCGAATTCCAAGTCCTGCTACCTCAGGATCAATGAAGTTGGCATTGATAGTGAGTGTTAAACTTGGGGTAGACGCGTCGCCTACTAACCTTAGGGGTGCAAGAACATATATCCAGACTTTTCCAAAAAATCCAGAGATATCAGATGATTCCATATCGAAATATCGTTCTGGTGCTACATAGGGGATAATAATATCCGCAGTGGAGTTAGTGTTTGCACTAATTAAATGGGGTCCAAGAACGGACGCCTGGTACATAGTTTCTGCATAATTTGCAGATGTACTAGTGTCATTATAATGTGGGCAATACACAATCATTAAAGATCCAAAGTGCATAATAGTTCCGTTAAGACGAAACGTCACTCTTACTCCAGCTCGCAAGTATCTAAAATACTTGAGCTTATCCTCAATAAAAGGTATACTAGTTAGTAGAATTGGAAAATCCAATGTACCAATAAGCGTACCAGTTGCTGAGGCACCAGACCAAGTCAATTGGGAAACAACATAATTTCTCTGGAGTACTTTAGTTAAGCCTTGATTCTCGTATGGGTCAGTTTTACCTGACGGTGTAGACACGACTTCTGACTGCGTTAACGCAGGAATTTCATGTGCTACATTGTCACCAAAGGAAACCGTCTCAGTTAGCTGAGTAGCTTGAGGACTGGTAACTTCCATTTGTTCTTCACGAGTGGGCGAACTTTTAGGTTCACCACTTTGTGCAACGAAGTCGTTGCGTATGCCACTTCGGGCGATACCACTTAATTGATTGTCTGCAAATCTAGTAAATATTTCATCATAGTCCAGCAATTCAACATCGTCTAGGATACCTGCTGCTTCCAACGAAGCTTCAAGTTCACTAGTCACGAAGTTAAAATAAGCCTCTCCATGATGAAAAGATTCCATTTGACATGAGACAGCAACAGCGCGGGCACAATCTCTAGGTTCGAGATTAGTAGTATCAACCCAATTAGGCATGTCCTCTATGATTTCTTTAAGCAAGGGGCTGAAGCAGAAATCACGCTCCATCTTGAAATGCCTGCAAAGATAAGTTACCTCATCGATTGTGTAAAAATCTTTCAAGTTATCCCCTTTATCTACAGGAGTGTAGGTCATACCACAGTGTTTAAATAATATTTCTTTAAATATTAAACAATTAAAGAATCTAGCTATTTTGGGCGAAACAGCCATGACATGATCATCACCAAAAGAGGCGACTTCAATATTACTCCATATTTCATCCAGCGACATTTTACCGTCACTATAAAGTAGATCCGCAATTTTAATACAATAGAGAGCCAAAATTGTAAAAACAATAGAGTTTTCACCAGTAGTTAAATAATTACCACTAGGATTACCCTGTTTTGTTTGAAACAATAAATTCAGCAATATATGATATGCTTCATGTACTAGCTCATCTAATCTTTGTCTTGCAAGATCCTCCTTACCAAGATTGGTCTTTATTTCTTCTAATATCTCCATTAGTCTCGGGTCATCAAGTAGCTTTTCAAGTGCTACCTTAACGCCAGCTCTCTTAGCTGCGCTTTTGATGTACCAAAGTCTTATAGATCTAGTAGAATACTTATGGACTTTTCTCGGGATTGATATGTCGTATTTTTTGAAGTCTCCAGCAATTAGATGCTTTCCACCCCATTTACACAATCTTCTACGCAACAACAGCCAATCAGCTGAGTGCGGATTAATGCCTAAGGAGCAATATCCATTGACGGGATCCGTCATAAGATTTGCAAGCCAAGCTCCAAAGTACATTTTCTGCATTAAAAGCAACTTTAAAGGCGTGCTGTCCATTGTTCTGGTATCAGCAATCCACCACTTCTGGAAGTTAGTGGGATCTTCTGGGTCAGGTCGTAACTCATAGATCTTCCTTAACGGGAGTCTTTCATCCTTAAGATTAGAACAGAAGGTTCTGTTCTCAGGTTGTTGCTTAAAATAGTTCCAATTATTGAAAAATGATTTCTGATAGTCATCAAAATCCAATACAAATGCAGGCTTTGGAACTATTCTTCCAGATTCGTCTCTCTCCATAAACGGGGTCTTTCCAACTCCGAGTCTCTGTTCATTTTCAGGCCATCCACAAGATGTTCTCAACTTAATAGGTTCAAGCTGCCACATTCCTGGAACTCCATTTAGTGCTTCATCAAGGTCCAAAACCGTTGATGGTACAAGATCAGGTGTCTTTTTTGCTATAAACACCGCAATTTGATCTAAAAGCCATTCCTCCAATTTAATTTCTGGTTGTATATTGTATTTTTTGAAGGCATTGTCTTTAGGATCAACTTTTGTACCATCAGGGTTTGTTCTTTGACTCAACACCGCTGGAAATTCTAAAGGTCCATCAAACACTGGCGCTAAAGGACTTAGCTCAATGTGTGATTTACTAGGTATGTGATGTGCAGGTTCTGCCAGGCCAATAATTTTTACATTATTGGTTATAACTTCGGGCAAGTTAACTTGGCATTCCTCGCGAGTGAATGGTTTAATATGAACAGATCCAGATTGTGATGCAAACTGTGGTTTAGGATCACTGTTGCTTGATTCGAGTCTGAGCAATTTCTCAATAGCGGCTTTATGCATTTCTTGTGTTATAATAGTGCCAACTGCTTGAGTTCCATTGCCAGACACGTGTTGTGCAATAATTTTCCTAATCCACTTTGAATTCTCTACAATATAGAAGCCTCCACATTGTCCTCCAAAAGAAGCCATATCTCCAATTATGACTCTATCACAAAATATCCGTTCGTCCTCTCCAGCGTAGTCCACTTGATCTTCTTCATAAGGCAATCTCATGTAATCAACAAAAATCTTTTCTCCAAGTACGGTCACAAACATAAGTCGGGTTCCCATGTATAAGTTCAAATCTTTTTCTTCTGCAAAATGGTGCAATATATTTTTATGCAGATGAAATTGTTTGTTCTTAATGAGCACCCAACAAGTGTCTTGATTTGGTGAAAAAACTATTGCTAGTTCATCTCTATTAAATTCCCATTTCTGATCACCTTTATAAAGCTCTATTCGTCCAGATTTCTCCTGTCTATCCAAAATATGTGCGCTAGTCGTGAAAATTCTTCCAAGTACAAAGTTAGCAAGTCCTGTTCTTCTTTGTCCCTTAGATCCATAAACAATAATCTCGTATTCATTTGGGTAAATGACGTGCGATACAAGAGAATTGAGTATATTTTCATGTTGCGCTACCAAATTTTTGGGTTTTCCAGATTGCATCTGAAGGTTAGGTGCAGGTCGTTTTGGCATCTTCTTCTTCTTCCAACTAGTTTCCCAATTCCATCTGTGCATTCCAGGGCCACTCTCCGATTTGTAATCTTCATCATCTCCAGATCTTCTCATCAATGCAAAAACTCCAACTATAGCTCCCACAGCAGTAAGTGCGGCAATTCCAGCTCCAATCAACGTTGTTTTAGGGTTCGATTTAAATTTAATAAATAACGACGTTGCTTGAGCTTGAACTTTGTCAACTAACTCTTTAAGAGTACTTTGGGGTTTCTTTGGTGGTTCGACAAAATCTCTAATGTGTTCATTCACCCAAGCATTGTATTTCTCCTCAGTATCTAGCAAACCAAATACATTACCATCCTTAGTTTCTGACTTCAACACGAGCTCTCTATACTCTTTCCAGGACAAGAAGCACCTCTTGCAAGGTGTGTTCCCTGTCCCACATTGAGCTTTGAGATCTCGTATGGAATTCAATTGTTTCACAAATGGATCAATGCTTCTCTCCTTAGCTCTACAAGTGTAATCACTTATCCAAGACTGTAGATCGGGTCGTGATTCAAGGGCATGTTTCAATGGTGTGTCAACCACTTCTGGATGGGATTGTAAATATTTAATTGAATGTTGGGCAGGATCGGTATCTCTTCGTTGCATCATTTCAAGAAACTTAACCACAAAATCAGTAAAATTGAGTGGTTTAGCTCCTTTCCATGGGTTCACTCCAGATCCGACCATAGGATTCCCAATAAAAAATAAATATCTACCAGTATCAACACCTCTTCCGTCATTAGGCAACATACAGGGCACTTTTCCAGTCATTTCTTGATCTCTACTCCATTGCTCATAAGTGGTCACATAAACTAATTGGTCAACTCGTCTATAAAATGCATTTGCATCTTGTATTTGCATTTGACTCGCGTCAAGTAAAGCAGGCATATTACAAGAAGCAAAAACATATTTAGATAAGAACCAAGTTCCAACTTTATCCTCCAAAGAAGCCATATTCAATTGCCAAGCTTGTGCATTAAGGGCTTTCACAATTTCCATTGCAACCATCA